GGAAAACTTCCGAGGTGAATAAATTACCTCCCCTAACCGTGAATCCAAATTACAAAGCATGACGCTCTAAAAATGTAATTTTGTGGATACACGGTTAAAGCGCCAGTAATTGGCGGCTGTCGGCATAAGGGCACCGACGATTCGGCACACGAGATCGAAACAAAAGATAGATCATCGTGCGGATTTTTGAGTCTTTACTGACAGCGTTTTAAAGTCTTCTCTGACTGATTTTAGAGTCTTTTCTGACAGCGTTTTAGAGTCTTCTCTGACTGCTCATTTAGTTCGAGCTGAACGGTTTTAACGTCTTCTCCTGACGAATAAAAAAAGAAATTCAGTCCCCCTGGACTAGAAAGACAGGCGTGCTGATTAAATCAACAAACCCATCTCCGTATCATATTCCTCCAAATACGCAGAGTACGTGGAGATTGAGGGGTGAATACCGGTCGCTGCATAGAAAGCGCGCACGTATTCGGAAGTCCACCTATCAAAGGTGGACTCCGGGTGTTGTGCTAGCTCCCTACACACGTCCTCTACATTCATTTGACAGGCCAACTCGTGGTCTGGGCACTGCCGAATCCAATTCGGGGTTTCCAGCAAGGTCTCCAAAGCCATCGGAGCTCGATAAATCGAGCCGACTTTTCGGAAGCCTCGCTTGAGATACGCAACCTCAGAGAGTTTGCGCCAAGCTACTAGATCACCCGTCTTGGCCTCGTCAGTGTATATCATGCCAAAGGAGTCATATGCTTCCGTCACCGTGATCTGATTAAACCAATCCTTAATAGAATCAGCGAAATTAATCACGTTGTCGTCACCATACGAAACCATCGACACGACATCCCCAAACCTCGGGGGGACCACTCCAGCCGATTTTGCAGCGCGAAAATACGCAATACGCATCGACACAGAGTTGTAAAATGAATTGAGAGCGGTCGTTAGTGGATTCCCTGACGGCTGCGAGTGCGAGAGTGAGATAAACTTACCCTCACACATCCAAACGCTGTTATAAACGTCGAGCATCAAAACTCGACGAATACGAGCGTTTTCTTCGCCATCGTCATAGAAAGTGTTCACGACCTCCACGAATTCCGAAAGAATGCAGGAGTTCAACGTCCCGTCGAATGATGAAAAATCACCAGCAAATACTTTATCGCCGAACTGGCTCAATTTCTTTGCGGTAGTAGTCCAATCGTAACCAACGGGGTTGGTGCCAAGAGATTGTTCGTTCTTAATCCGATTCTCCATAATGTGAGCGATGAAGCCCAGGAAATACATTCGCACTGCGATAGTATAGTCCATAGGCCCATTAGCAAACACACGGGTCTTCAGAGCGCGAACCTTCTCAATCGGCCTCCTCTCATCCTTCAGAGTCGCAGTCCAAATGACCGGTAGCCTGATGTTTTGCTTTGCTTTCTCGATTCTATCGACAACGCAAGCTTTCACTGTCTCATCGAAAATATAAGTTTGGTCGTTTCCGAACCACCCCGTCTTCCCGTGAGTGCCACCCTTGCGCTCAAGAACCCAAGGATAGCCAGCTGAGCTAGCGCGGTTGATAGGACCCAAGAACTCGGAATCTTCACTCCCCGCAATCGCTTCTTCGTAAGTTAGCACACGCGCTAGGCGAGTATCGCGCCCTCCTAAAAGGAGGGGCTTCACATCAGCCACGGCACGAGCCACTTCCGCGTTGTCGATGTAGGGCGTGTTGACAGCACACTTGGCGATATTTTTGTTCATAATATTGCAGTCTCGGCTTCTCAACGCACTAGGTGCGGTGGTGGGCTCTGACACGTGACCATGAATAATCGAAGGCCGAATGTCCGTTTTCAAGGGAGTAAAGGGCGGTTTTGAACACCACCCAACAAATCCAAAAAGCGCAGCGGGCATAGCGAGGAGATTGAAAATCTCCTCCTGGTCGTACTCGATACCGCACTGGAGATCGACCGATACAACTTGAAAGTTAGCCAATTGGTCAAAGTCCGACACAATCACATCGCCGAAGCGAGAGAGTGTGCGCTCAAGGTCTGCCTGTGTTACAGACTGACCATAAGCACGCACTCCATTTACCTCGCCAGCGATGTGGATGCCAGCAATCTTCCGAATCATGCCATTCTCGTTGCAGATCAAGGGACCACCACAGTCACCATTCGTAGTATTAAGTTGATACTCAATTGCGTCACGAAGGTTGAGAACGGTGTCCCCCGAAGACAACGCGAGAGTCTGCATTGACGCTCTGGTATTACCAAGGACAGTAAGAATGTTCTTACCACCCACACTCCTAAGAGTGGGTAGGCAAATATCAGCACGCCGAACCGCGGTCTCTGGCATGGTCTGGAAGTGCTTGACCAAATCGGTATGCGCATTCACAACCCGAGGAAACTTCAACAATACCGCGTCCTTATCGTAGCCATTACTGGCTTCGATTTCCCTCACCTGGATTTTACTCCAGGGGAGAGAGAACACAGTACCGAAAATGTTCTCGAGCTCGATTGTGTCACCCGCACACATGCTATTCAGCAAATGTTTGGGAACCAACATAACCGTGTCGCGGACAAAAAGACCATTTAGAATGGTCCTTCGGTCCCCGTCACGGACACGATGGATCTTGTACATATTGCCCAATATGCGGTGGGTGATCAAATCCTGCGCTGTGGCGTCTTTCCACGCCTCCAACTCAATATCGGCACCGCCTTCCCGGACGACTACACCACCCTTTCGAGTGACACAATCGGCCGAGCTAGCAGCTTCGACACGGCGAGTTGGCAGCCGCTTTGATCTGGCATCGCCAGATCCAAATGCCTCGACGGCAACAGCTTTCGTGCGTCTAGTAATATTGTCGGAAGAAGAAGTGGCCTCAAATGAAGCCTCCTCTCCCTCGACACATGCCACTTTAACACGACGCGTTCTGTTGTCGGCTGAAGACATAGCCTCCGTATAGAGTACTTGGTTCTTAGGCCCCCTAACTCGCCGGTGATGGGTATTCTTGGTTCCACTAGAAAAGTGATTCCAAATACCAAGACCAGTAAGAAGAACAGCCATTAGCACCAGTGCACTCTTGATAACGTTGAGGTCGGCCATGTGTTTGAACATATTATCCTTAAAAGAGCGAACAAACTCAGACCAAGTGACCGTTTCCTCAACAGCATCGACGAAAACTTCATCCTCTTCCTCGCTGAAGCCACCTTGAAGCAGAACTTTCCTCAACTTAGCAAATCGAGCGGGAGTTATACGCGTTTCCAAAACGGTGTTCATCTCCTGCGACGCTTTGTGAGAAGCCTTCATTATCTTAATGGCCTCAATGACGAATTCCTCGTACTCCATAGTCTTCGTGCGTCCCGTCACCGGATCGCACAGAGGTTGCTGAGACTCGGGATCGTAGATCTGAATCAAATATGGCTTGGTGTCAACAGGACCATCACACTTTAGGGGGTCTAGCCTCTTCACAATACTACCAGTAGTGTTGGAGGTTCCCTCCTTGGTATATTCGTCCTTATTGATAACCTTACCACAAAGATCAATCCTACGGCGGTAGGCATCCGGGAAAGTGAGAGAATTAACAGTCTGGTTTAGGACATTACTCGTAAGAATAAGTGCCTTAGAACAGAACTTCGTTCTCTTCTTCTCCTCAAGCTGCGCCATATGCAGAGGATACGGTGCCAGATTCGCAGCGCGAATCAGCTCCATAAACTCCTCATTAGGCGCGGCCTGAGAATCAGCCCGCTGTCCAAAGTCGTCGTAACAAACGACGTTCTGTCCAGCATAACCGTCCCAGAATTCTTGTTCCGTATTCCTGAAGTAAATTTCACGAGAGAACTCTTTCGCAGCTTCCACTGTATCACTAAGAGCCATGTTTAGATCACAAGCAAATGGCCAAGCCATGCCTGATTTTCCGACACCGCTCTCACCGAACAGCAAGAAAACTGCGGGCTTCATTCTCGGGCGATTACCGAACACTCCCGTATAATCACAGAGTTTTCGAGCATCCTCGATCAGTTTAAAACATCGGTGGAAGTGCAAACTGCACTCACCACCAATGCGTTTCTGACCAAGTAGACTCGAATACTCCACGCCGGCCTTGAAGAGGCGATCGGTTGTATAAAACAACCTCTCATCCTTCTCAAGCCGTACGGCATAGGGGATGGGATTCCCTGTTGTCAGAGCAATAACTTCGGTTGCCCATTTGTTGTAACCACTCAAGTACTCATCGAGTTCACTCTCCTCCTTCAGCCCCCCGCACGTAACGTGCAGGAGATAGTCGCCAACCGCCGTAAACAGCGGTACGGCAACCTTGCCGAAGTCGAAGACGTTCTTAAGATTCCTCGAACGTTCGCTAAAGAACTTCAATACGGAATCAGCATTGCGAGGCTGGGGCAAACCCAACGAGCAAAGAAGAACAGTGGTTAGGATCGTTCCAAGTCCAGCAGCGCACAATGTGTGATTCTCCTGGATCATACCAGAAATCCCACTCAGCATACCAAAGTCGAAACTTTGGATCTCAACTTCCACGGTCGGAACATCACTACCGCCGCCAAAATATTTGACGACGGCATTGTAAATATCCTTTCCGAACTCAACCATAATGTTGAAGAAAAGTGAGGCCAGCAACATGCTCTTACGAGCCATCGCTGTGTTCACAATCACTTTCAACAGTTTGATCAAGAAGCCGGTGGTTTCAACACCAAACAACACAGATTTCGTACGTGATAGCACCTCTGAAAGAGACGCAATCACCGTCTGGGCCTCGGACATGACAGAAGCCATGGCCGGTGCGACTGATGAAACGGCAGAACCCACCGAGGTGAGCGTCGCATTAGCATTTGAAATCAAGTTAAAGGGGTTGTAATCTCCAGCTTGGAAATTGACTCTCCGCACCAAGTACATGTCGCGTTCGAAATCAGACATGCAACAAAATTTGAAACGCCGCCGAGGCGACATATCCAAACAGGCGACAGCGTGATCAAAACGCATGTCGCGTACTCCATCTCTGTACGCTTGCTTTGTAGCAAAGAAAAATTGGGTTGTGGGGCTTCCACTTCGCTGGGGTGTGGGGCTTCCACTTCGCTGGGGTGTGGGGCTTCCACT